CTGGGATTTCGAGCGCATTTCCGACAACATCGGCTGCATCGGGCCGCGCTCGTTGACCACTATCGACCAGGGCATCGTGTTTGTCGGCGACGAGGATATCTTCCTCTACGACGGCACCCGTCCGCGCTCGATCACCACCGGCATTAGAAGGTGGCTGGCGGCGAATTACATGTTCGTCGGCAACAACGCGGGACAGTACCCCTTGTTGCTCGGTCACTTCCGTACTGGCGACCTGGTCTTCATGTGCGGCATGAGCAAGATGGTGTGCTGGAATTACCGGCTCGACAAGTGGGGTGCGCTGAGTACCACGATGACCGCGCAGGCCATCCCCTGCCGGACCAATACCATCCACTTTCGGACCAACCAGGTCATCGGGGTCACTAACGGCCAGGAGCAGATCCAGACCAACCAGGAGGCGGTCAATGTCGACATCGGCTACATCGTCAACGGGGCGACCAAGAACCGCAACAAGGACCAGTGGGGCGACTCGTACCTGGTCACCGGTTATGTCGGGCAACCGGACAAACTGTCGACACTGGCGCGGGTGACCCCGGTGATGTCGGCGCGTCCGCCCAACCCGGTGACGGTGCCGCCGACCATGGAACTGACTTGGTATGGCAGCAGGACGCCTTGTTACGGGACGCAGATTGGGGTCGCCAACCTCAACGCCAGTTACCGCTTCGATACCCTGGGCGGCAACCCCAACCAGGTGGTGCAGGCCAGCACCACCAACTTTTTCGCCTTCCGCGTCGATCTCCACAACCAGTCGATCAATGTCGCCACCGGCATTCTCGACATCGTGCCCAAACTGACCCCTGCGGGTGAGCGGTGAATGTTGTCGAACAGGTCACCCTGCCGGTGCTGTCGGACAAGGCGACCGAATGGGACCGGCAATTGTATTACGGTCTGTGGGACCAGTTAAAGAAGAACATCGAACGCATCTCTGCGCTGGAGCAGACGCTGGGCACCACGCCACGGACTGCTGGGTGGATCAACCGCCAGGAGACGGCGCAGACCGGGGCCACCTATACCGTCACCCTCGATGACTACTTCCTGATCGCCTACCGGGCGGGAGGGGTGACCTATACCCTACCCGACGCGACCGAGAGCGAGGGCCGGGTGCTGGTCATCCGCACCCTGACCAACGACATCACCCGCTCGGCGATCAATGACGTAGTGGGCCTTGCCGGAGGGGCGGCGGGGAATGCGATCACAGTCGCCACCGCCGGTTCCTGGGCACTGATGGTCAGCAACGGGGTGTACTGGCATATCAGCGCGGCGGGGATTATCGGCGGCACCGGAGCGGCGGGTCCGCCGGGGGCCACTGGGGCGACCGGCGCGACCGGGGCGGGGGTGACCGGGGCGACGGGCAGAACCGGTGCCACTGGCAGTACCGGGCCTTCTGGGGGCGTCACTGGCGCGACCGGGGCGACCGGTGCGGGGTCGACTGGCGTAACCGGCGCGACCGGTGCCACGGGGCTGCTGGGGCCGACCGGCCCCGGTGGGGGCCTGACGGGCGGGACCGGGGCGACGGGTGCGACGGGGTCCACTGGTGTGGGTGTTGCGGGTGCGACCGGGGCCACCGGGGCCGGAACGGCGGGTGCGACCGGTGCGACCGGGGCAGGCAATACCGGTGTGACCGGCGCGACTGGCGGCACGGGTGCGGTGGGCGGCACCGGAGCGACTGGTGCCGGGATCGCTGGCGCGACCGGGGGCACGGGCGGCACGGGCAGTGTCGGCAATACCGGAGCGACCGGTGCGACTGGGGCGGGGCTGGCCGGGGCTACCGGCGGGACCGGTGCCACCGGGGTGGGGCTGGCGGGGGCCACCGGCGTGACCGGCGCTACTGGGGCAGGACAGACTGGGGCCACTGGCGTGGTGGGGCCGACGGGTGTGGCCGGGAATACCGGCGCTACCGGAGCAGGGGTCACGGGGGCGACGGGGAGCGGCACTACCGGCGCGACGGGAGCCACCGGGGTGGGCACCGCCGGGGCTACCGGCTCGACCGGCAGTGTCGGGCCGACCGGGGTCACCGGGGCTACCGGTGCCGGTGCCGGACTGACCGCGACCTATGTTGGCTATGGCAGCGCAGGCAACCTGCTCACGGGTGCGGCCAGCCTGGTCTATACCGTCAGCGGCACCAATGTCCGCCTTGCCAACACCTATTCACTGAATGGCATCACCGATGTCGGGGCCGACAATGCGAGTACTGGTGCTACTGCCTACGGTCAGGTCTATGCCGGGAATGCCACCAGTTATCTCTGCCTCATCAAGTATGGGACGGCGTTTGCCGCCAGTGGGCTGAACGTTGCCAACCAAGGTGCGCTGTACAACACCGGGGGGCAGTTGCTGATCTCCAATGGGGCGGCGGCGGATATGGTGTTCGCCACGGTCGGGACCGAGAAATTCCGCATCTATGATACGAAGGGCATTGGCATCCGCTCGACCGCCGCCGCCTTCAACCTCAAGGTGTGGACCCGGCAGGCGTACACGGTCGATACTTCATCCCTGGAGTTGGCGGTCGACAACGGCGGCGACCGCTACTTCTACCTGGGCGGGACCAACCTGTCGATCACCGGCGGCGGCACGGTGGCGATCCAGAATATACCTGGTGGCAGTCAGACGGTGAACATCCCCGGCTCGGGGACGCTGGTGCTAAACCCGATGACCACCCAGGGCGACATGATCGTCGCCGGTGCCAGTGGTGCCCCCACGCGGTTGGGATATCCGAACATCGGCAACGTCCTGCTCGGCATCTCGGGCGGGATGCAGTGGCAAGTGCCGCCGTGGATGAACCACCGGGGACTATGGAATGCATCGACCCAGTATGTCTTCAACGACGTGGTGTTCTACGGCGGGGTGCTGTCAGTCGGGGGGCCAGGTGCCATCCCGGTGGGGACGGTGCCGACCAACCTGAGTTACTGGTACATCCTGGCCGACCGTCCGGCCTATGGGCAGATCGCTGATGCCGCCACCATCGCCTGGGACGTGGGGCTGTTTCCCACCGGATGGGTCCAGATCGCAGGCAACCGCACGATGGGGACACCGACCAACATGGTGGCCGGGAAGACCTATCTGCTGCTGGTGGTGCAGGGTACGGGTGCCCCGTGGAACATCACCTGGCCTGGGCTGTTTAAGTTTCCCAATGGGCTGAAACCGCAACTGTCGAGTGGGGTGAACGTGACCGACGGCATCTCGTTTTTCTGTGATGGCTCCCAGATGTTTGGGGTCATGCAACCGGCGTTTGGCTGATGCACTCGGTCATGCACTGGGGATCGCAGTTCAAGCCGCCTCCCGCCGCCAACCTGGTCTTCGACCATCCCCTCATGTGGCAGTTGTGGCCGACCAAGGCGGTCAGTCCCACCCCGACCTTTTCCTGTTCCCTTGGTGGGGGCACGGTCTACGACTGGGAGATGGTGCTCCGCAAGTGCAAGCCGAATGAGGCCCGGTTTCCCGGCGCGAGGCGGGTCGAGAACATGATCCTCGGCTCTTCGCAAAACCTGACCGTGGCACCGTGGACGGCGTACAACGTCGGCCTCAATTCGGCGGCCCCGGTCCTCACCTGGAATTATGGCGGGTCGCAGGCCACACGGGTGCAGTTGAACCGTGGCAACGACCTCGCGGTGGGCGTATCGAGCATGTACCAGGTCATCGTGGTCCCGCTGACCACCGCCGCCTATCGCCTGTCGGTCGATCTGTGGACGCTGAGCAACCCGATAGTGCTGGTCGTCGCACTCAGCAACCAGATCAACAACCTCACCATCAACAACACCGGCCCGGTGCGCTATTCGTTCCTGGTCACTGCCAGCTTCGCCTCCGCGCCCTCCTTCGCCATCGGCCTCTACGGCACCAACAGCGGCGGGGTCAACAACTCGCAGGCAGGCGATCTGATGGTCGGCAGGGTGCAATTTGAATTGATCTCGGGGCAGTCCAACACCAACCCTGGCGAGTACCAGACCGTGGGCATGGGCGGCACCGCCTACTCCAATGTCGACGGGGTGCGTTGCTACGGCGTCAAGAACGGCAACACCATGACCGGCAACGTGATGAACGAGATCGCCGGGACGGTGCCGCTGACGACTACCAACGGTGCCAGCGCCATCGTCTGCGATACCGTCGGCCCCGGCGGGATCTTGATGGACTCGCAGACCACCGTCGGCTGGGGCATCGAGTGGGACTTCAGCACGGTCAATGTGGCGAACATGTCGGTCGTCACCAAGAACGCACCAGGTCCGACCCGGGACTATTACGGAGCCGCCTTTGTTGAGACTGCGGTCAGTGCCCAGCACTACATGAACACCAGCGCGACCCTGCCGTTCGCGGTCACCAATTCGTTTTTCGGGGTCTTCGCCGCCCCCGGCCAGCGCAACAACATCCAGGTGCAGCATATCCTCGGCCCCGACCAGGCCCTGGCAAGGTATACCCTCGCCGGTAACGGCACGGTCACCTTGGCGCAGATGAACGGCGGCACCGGCACCCTGCGCGGCTCGGGCATCATTCCCCTCAAGGGCGGTTGGTACTTCTGCTGGGTGGCGATGTCAGGCGTCGCAGCGTCGACCGCGCTGTCCACCTGGATCGTCGCCGAGAACGGCAACACCTATGGCGGCAGTGGTCAACCCGCCTGGTATCTGTACGGGATGACGGTGATGGATACCGGCAGCGACATCTACACCTACCCCTGCCAGTATGCGGTCGCCACCCGTGGCACCGACATCCTGTCCTTCCCCGGCAACAACATGAACCCCAGCGTGGGCACCGCCTACGCCGAGGTCAGGACCAAGTGGAAGACGGCCTGGCAGCAGCGCGGGTATGTCACTGGCGAGACCTACCACCTGCCGCTGATGATCCAGGGCAGTTATGGCTCGGACAGCATCGCCATGTACGACGGCACCACGCTGGCGGTCAAGACCGGACTGCCAGACTCCAGCACCGCCATCCGTAAGGTGGCATCGACCTGGGGCGGCGGACAGCAGCGGTGTACCGGCGGTGGCCTGCCGGTGGCCGGGACGACGTTCTCGGGCAGCATGGGAGCGTCACTGGTGAGCATCGGCTACTCGCCCTGGGTCGGGCTGGCGATAGGGGGCCAGATCCGCAACGTCAAAATTTGGGACGTGGTGTCGTCTGCCGCCGATCTGAGCGCGGTCACTGCCGGGTCGGCCGGATGAGGTACGAGATGATCGCCCCCGAAAACCTCCGCGCCTGCTGGGCCAGGGTCAAGACCGGACTGGAGCGGGTGCTGCAGGTCGGCAACGAGACCTGGATACCGGAGGACATCTACACCTACCTGCGGACCAAGATGGCCTTCCTGTACCTGGCCTGGGACGGCGACGAGTACCGTGGGTTCATGGTGATCGAGAGCAAGCGCGACACCTTTACCAACCAGCCCTATCTGCACGTCTGGGTGCTATTCGGCGAACCACGCAATGGCCTTGACCATTTCGCTGCGGTGGAACAGTTTGTCGAGGGGACGATTGAATTCATCGACGGACTGGCGCAGACGGCGGGTGCCAGCACGGTGAGGATGTCGGGGCGCGAGGG